ATGTTTCGGCTGATTCGTGCGATCAGCCGGGAATCGGACAAACCCTGCCTGCTTATTTTGATAGATATGCTTTGGTGCGCCGCACGTTATGGCGTCGGTTATTTAGATTATAAGGTGTTCGGGTTTGCGTTTATCCACGGTGAAGCGCGCAGGACCTTTATGACGATGGACGATAACCTTTCGCTCGTCCGCGCGGTGAATGATAAGGCGTATACGTATATTTTTGATCAGAAATGTGCGTTCAACGAGCGGTTTCACGATTTCCTCGGGCGGGACTGGCTCGATTTGCGCACGGCGGACAGGGAAGCGTTCGCCGCTTTTTTAGCCGGACGGAAAGATTTTTTTGCCAAAGAAGTAGACAGCTTTGGCGGGCAGGGCGTCAGCCGCATTTTGGTGGATGATTATCCCGATGTGAAAACGCTTTACCACCGCCTGCGCGGGAGCGGGCAATATCTCGTAGAGGAAACGATCCGACAGAACCCGGAGATGGAGCGGCTGCACCCCGGCTCGATCAATACGCTTCGGCTCGTCACCCTGTTGGCTCACAATGAACCGTATGTGATATATGCGCTGATCCGCGTCGGCGGCGAGGGGCAGTGTATCGACAATATCTGCAGCGGCGGGATGTATGCGCCTGTGGATGAGAATGGCGTGATTTTCCATGATGCCTTTTGCGAGATGGAGGAGCGCTTTTATGCATATCATATGGAATCCGGGGTCAAATTCGTAGGGTTTCAGGTGCCGCGCTTCCAAGAGGCGGTGGAGCTGGTCAAAAAGGCGGCGATGGTTGTCCCGCAGGTGGGATATGTCGGCTGGGATGTGGCAATCGGGGAAAACGGTCCCCTGCTGATTGAGGGTAATGTGATCCCGGGCTATGATATGTGCCAGAACTACTGTCATTTGAAAAAGAAAGGGGAGGGGATTCTGCCCCGCTTTGAAAAGGTGATGGGAACCGCCTTTTTTCATCATTGAAAAAAGAAAAACGCCGGCCCTGCAGTTTGATTTGCAGGGCCGGCGTTTTTTAGGGAATTACGGGATATCCGCCTGATCGATATAGCCTGTTACGCAATTCGCCACCGGCGTCTTGCCCACCAAATCCGTGCGCGGGGTGATGCGGTAACGCCCGCTGAAGGATTTGCCGTCATAGAGATAATATGTGCCGCTGAGCCTGCGCGCAGCGTTTTTTACAGTGGAAGAGGCATAAAGCGGGGCATTGGAAAGCGTGATTTTCCGCCCTGCCTCATACCGGTTTGACGGCTGGGCAGGGGCCGCCCCGCCGGTTTGCCCGACGGTTTCCGCGTCGACCCATCCGTATACGCCCTTCCCATCCTGGCTGATCAGGTGGTAGGGGTGCCTGTTTCCGGGGGATATTGCGGTCACACTGCATCTGCTCGCGCCTCGTGTGGAGGCAGCGGATACGGCGCTGGACGAAACGTAGACAGGGCCTCCTGTGAACTGGACAATATCGCCCGCGTCGACTTTTCCGGCGCTTTCAGCGGGCTTTTCCTGTTCCGGGGCCTTTTTCTTCAGCTTCAGGTATGCGGCTGCCGCTTTTGCATACGCTTCGCCGACTGCTTTGAGCTTCGCATCCGTATTGATCTTTGCCTGGTCTTTTGCGTTGTCCACGAATGCATATTCGCCAAGGATGGAGGGGATGTCCGTCCAGGAAGCCTGCCGGCACATGCCGAAGTTATACTTCGTGTCCGGCCGGCTCTCCTTGATCCCACGGCTCTTCTGGCCGAGCTTCGTCATTTCGGAGAGCACTGCCTGTGCAAGTGCCTTTGATGGTGCATGCTGATACCAGTAATAGACCTCGCAGCCTTCCCCGCCACCGGCATTGTAATGGATTTCAAGCACGAGGGAGGGCCGCTTTTTTTCGATCTCCTCCATCTTATGGGCGACTGTGCAATCCCGGTCCGTCGTGCGGGCCATAATGGGATCGCAGTCGTAGGCTTTCAGGGCGTCTCTGCAGGCAAGGGCGGTTTTTAAGGTTAAAATTTTTTCTACGTAAGCTCCCGCGCATGCGCCGGGATCGCTGCCGCCATGCCCGGCGGCAATGTAGATCGTTGTAGCCATCTGGATGCTCCTTCCTTTCCAATGAGCTGCCGTGGCCGGAAGACCGATTTCGGCAGCAGCTATTGCAATGTGTTTTCCGTGATAATCGGCAGCTCCAGGAGCTCACGGTACATAATTTCTCCATGCCCGTTCCCACCGAGCCCGGCATAGACGGCATAGAGGTTGACAAGCCTTTGCCGCACGGAGAGCGGAATTCCCGGCGCGCCGATATAATCGCGGTAGATTTTATCGAGGCTGTCGTACAGAAGCTCTGTGGAAGCTTGTTTGAGCAGCTCATTGCTGACGATCTTTTCTTTGTCTGCTTCAATGTGCTGCTCAAGCATTGCAAACATATCCGCGATCTTTTTTTCCGATTCGTCCGTCCGGCTGGCACGCCGGATAAAGCGTGCCAGTTTCTTCCGGACAGGGCGGATGCACAAGGCAAGGCAGCCGGAGATCGTCACGATATTTCCGGCGGCCGCACCTACGGTTTTCAACAGTTCCAATGGGTCCATAAAACCGCCTCCCAGACCGGCGGATTATTCCGCGGATGAACCGGTTTTGTCCAAAAGAAGCCGGTCAAGCTGTGTTTTGGCGTACTGTTCGATCGCATCAAATGCGTTCTGGACGATCATGGAGATCACGCTGCGCGGGAAGAACATCCGCGCGGGTGCGGGTAGAATATTATATAGGGCGTCCACCACCCATTCGAATTTTTGTCCACCCGCTTTGGCGGTATCCTGAAATGCTTTTTCCGCTTCGCCGATGAGCTGCCCGGCCTGCTGCTGGAGCCGGGTATTTTGCTTCCAATAAAGAGAAAGCCCGCCAAGCAGGATGAGCCCGGCGGTGATGAGGATTTTGAAAATAAGTTCCCAGTTCAAAAGATGGTCTCCTTTCATGATGTTAGATTTTTCAACACTTTATGCGGCGGGCACAAAGAGGGCGTTGTTGATCTGATGCATGCATCTTAACCCTCCCCTATTTCATCAGCTGCGATCACAATCAATGAATGAAAGGCATAATTCCAATTATTTTTAAAAGCCTCTTGACCTTCTGTTTCGTATTGATGAGCGGCAGCCTCTAAAAACTCATTTCCGGTCATCATAATTTCTCTTTGAGTTTTGTCGTCAGTGCTGCCGAATATAAAACCAAACGGAGGACATTCTACTCCCGGAATGCTTGCCCCAAAGACAGGAACAGTCAGTATGAAGAAGCCCTCTATGGCAGATATCTGAATGGAAATGGCACGATCCCATAGATCGGCTGGAGGCGGGTTATCCCCTCCAATGGTCGCCCACATCTTGTGTCCCAAAAATCCCCCTATAGAATCTGTTATACGCATATAGTCCCAATCCAGGGGGTAAGTGTATCTCGTAAGAGATACGCCTCCTTCTGGTCCTCTCGGTCCCATCAGGTTGGGCGTGGTGATCGAGCCGTTTTGATCGGTGATCGTGAGCTTGTATTCTGTAGCGGTATCGCTGGAAACGGTGACGGTGGGGCTTACGCCGTCGCGCGGGGAGGAGAGGGGCGTATTGGCAGAGGATTCCTCTCCAGATACAGCGGCCTGAAAGCCAAGGCGCGCCCGCGGCGATTTACAGAGCAGCACCTCCTTGCCATCCATTTCCTGACAACCCTCCACATTGAAGAAGAGCCCTTGTGCATCCGTGATATCGTGCCAGAGCTTACAATAAATCGTGTTGCCTTCACGGTAAGCGCGATCGCCGCTGGCGGTATCCGTAATCCGATTGGTCAGGATCCGCTCCTCATTGCCGTATCGGCAGAAGGCGATCCGGTAATATTCGATCTCCGGAATGCTCATTTCCTCCGGCAGGCTGATGACGAGCTGCGTCATCAGATGCTCGCCCCGACGGCCTGCGAGAGCGCCGTCCGGGTAGGAAACCGAGCGGTTGGTAAAATCAATGCGTATGGTTCGCATCGTGTATTCATCCTTTCATGGCTTTTGAATTGGGGGCGTTGTCGATGGAGATTTTTACATTTGGCAACGCCCCTGTGCGAACGCGTCGGGATTCTCCTTATGATTGCTGCTCGGGAGCCTCGGCTGCGGCTGGCAGCTGGGCGAGCGCCTCCAGCTCGGCGAATGCGCCGCGCAGCTGTGCCATGCGCTCGCGGCAGGCTTTGAGCTGCCGGCTCAGATTCGATTTTTGCAGCGTCAGGTTGTTATACTCCTGCTGGAGCTCCGCTTTGCGGCGGTTGAGATAGTCCTGCATGCTGTTTCCCTCCCTTGTGATGTTTTATTCCGTTACTTCCTGCCACCAGCGCGCGTCCGAGCCGGGGATTGTGGTATTGCCGTCAATCTGCGAAATATACCGTTTGCCGTTGTAGGTGACCTTGTCGCCGATGCTGTAAGCATCGTGCGCGCCGGTGGGCTGCACCCATGCGGGCCACTCGTCCAATGTGATCTGTGTCCAGAGGGCAGGGGCTGCGTCGGGCCAGTTGTCCGCCCGATCCCAGCAGTCCACATTCGCACGATAGAGCTGCCCCTCAAAACGGCGGACGCTGCGCGCAGGGATCAGGCCTCCATCCCCGGTCAGCAGGTCGAAAACTGATAAATAATCCCCGGATGAAAGCAGCTCATCCGGGGCGCTCTGTGCGAGAGATACGTATTTCGCCCGCATCGTGCGGGCCTCGTCAATGATGCTCATGTCTCATTTCCTCCCATCAGAATGTTAGTTGCGGCAGCGAGTTCGGCGTAGGAGGGAGATTCGGGGGTGTCATCCTCGAATACATCGGTTACGTCCGCAAATTTGGTAGCGATTTCAGGGTATTTTTCGGCATCCTGCGCTTTGAGTTTGATATCCTCATAGATCATGCGGAGAATGTCAGGAACGCTTTCGCCATTTTGGATTGCCAGCCAACCGACATAATAAAAAATGCCGATTTCATTTTCTGCCTGCCCTGGTTCGCGGGAGGGATAAATTGAAATTTGATAAATGATTCCCTTCCCTTTCCGGTCATATGTAAAATTCGATACTTTCAGATACCCTTTTGAAACTAGAAAACCCTGATTTGTGATCAGTTTTTCTTTATAAAATGCCAAATGAATTCATCCTCCTTATTGAAATTTCCACGATTTTTCTCCCATGGGAAGATCTGCACGCGTGACGATCGCACCTGTAGCATCTTGCAATTCGAGTGCGATTGAAGGCTTGCCGCTATAGATGCCAATGCCTACCTTTACTTTATAGGCGTAGGATGGAGCGGAGGGGAACTCAGCGGCTCTCCAATGCTCATATCCAGCAAACATATTATTTTGAAGCGTATTAGTTTTAAGAGCTGCGCGTGATTCAAAAGAGTAACTCATAATTTCAGTAGTTCCACTACTGTAATTTCCAATGCTAACGTTGTCAGCTGAAGCACTTAACATGGTTTTATCGCTTGCAGTCCCTGCAGACACACTTAGATATGCACTCTTCTTATTATCGCAGGAGTAAGCATCCATGCTTAGTATCCGCATATTGTTAGACGCAGAGCCGCCAAAGGAAGACCCATAAAAACGCCCAAACTCTTGATTATAATAATTTTTAAAGCTCATACCGGCTGGGTAAAAGCTATCGCTTGCGTTAAATCCGCTGAGCGTGGCAGAAGTACCCGCTCCGATTTCTGCGTCTACCAAAAGTGGCTTTGCCGTAAAATTTCCCGTCATTTCCGTATTCTTACCCACGATCTTACCGTTTTCCAGATCAAAATACGAGCTTCCATCCTTCGATTGCAATTTTCCCGCCTTGATCTGCGTCGCCGTAATATTCAGCTTTCCATCGCTTCCCAGCCACATCCCGTCCGCCTGTGTAGGGGAGAGGGTATTGACGAGGTATGCCCGGTCTTCCGGCGCCGGTGTCCAGTCGGTGGCTTTTGTGCCAAGTTCGAGTTTGATCTTTGCCATACAGAACTCTTTTCCGGGGATATCTTGGGCGATATAAAGGGAGTTGGTATTCCCTGCCGCAGTTGCTGTTGCGGTTATTTCATACTTGTTCCAGCCTTGCTTTAGTGTTACATCAGCCACATACATAGATTGATTGGTGCTGTTTCCATCTTTAAATGATAGGTGCAGGACCGTATTGTCTGTGTATCTTAGTGCCCAAAAGGACAAAGTATACTTTTGCCCAACTGTAAATTTGAACCCCTTTGAATTTAAAGAGGTATTGGCAAAATAAAACCATCCCGTTGAATCGCTACCACGCGTAAATTTTAAAACTTTCCCGTGAATGCCGTCCGCCACGATAGAGATGCTTCCGGTTCCATTTTGTTTGCTACACACCCAATAGTTGAGATTGACCAAGTTATCCCCGTACCCGGTATTCAATAGCAGATTCCGGCCTCCAATTTGTAGCCCATTGATTCCATTTGCTACATCCCCCTGCGTTGCCACCTGATTCCCCGTGATACTCAGGCTCTTGACGTTGAGCGATACATCGCCGTTTTCATCCACCCGGAGCGTATCCGTCACGCCGTTATTCACCGTCAGGCCCTTCGCGTTGATGAGCCGCCCCTCGATCTCGCCGCTCACCTTCAGCCTCTCGCCGATGATCAGATCCCCCATGAGCAGCTTCGCATTCAGGCCATACATATAATTCTTCCCGTCTGGTGTGGTCACACCGTCAGGCAGCAGGTTCTTGCCGAGCACCGTCTCCGTCGTCTGGAAATCGTCCGTCGAAAAGGCGATGGCATTATTCGTAATCTTCAAAACCTCCGGATCAAATTCCCCGGTGGGGTTGAATTCCGCATCCACCACCGCGCGGCGGCCGCTGATGCCGGAGGCGTCGATGACCATAACCTGGTTGTCCGCGTTGACCACCATATTGTGCGTGAGGTTGATGGCCTCATCCTTGAGCTCCTGCAGCTGATCCAGATGATCCTTCTGCTGTTTGAAATCGAAGGTAGTGCGCAGATATTCCACCGTGCTCGCCGTTTTGGCTACGGAGCCGCCGACGAGATCGTTGAAGAGCGCGCTGGGGTCGCTGAGCTTATAGCGGTTTCCGAAGGTGAGGGAGAGGCCGCGTCCGTCGTAATCCACCGCCATTTCGAGCAGCAGGAGGCTTGCAATATCATCTTCAGCCAGCCGGACGTCGATCAGGCAGCCGGAATGGAGCTGATTGGTCAGATGGGCGAATTCCTTCTGAAAAATGAAGCTGCCGGTCTCTACAGAATATTCATAGCGCGGCGTGGAGATGGTGTTCAGCAGGCTTTGCGCCTTTTTGTAGAGCTCCAGCGCCTGTGCCTGTACCTCCTCATAGCTCATGTTGTCCTGCCGGGTGATGTTTTCCTCTGTGTACGCGCCCTGCTGGATGAAGCGAGAGAGCACCTCCATCTCGGCCGGCGTAAAGACCGCGTTCAGGGAAATCTGATCCTGCAGCGCTTTGAGCTCGGCATTCGCCGCCTTGAGCTCCGCCTCAATCGAGGCGAGCGCGCTTTCAGCGCTGCTCAGCGCGGATTTCGCCGCGTTGATTTTTGTGCGGACCGAAGCCAGGTTCGCATTCTTCTGCGCCTGCTCCGCAGGCTCGCTGATGATGGCGGACTGCTGGGTCTGGAGGTTGGTGAGATCCTGCTTCAGGCGGGTGATTTCCCCTTCCCTGTCGGCCTTGCGCGATTGAATTGCATTGATCTGCGCGCGTTTCTGCGGGAAAATGCCGGTCTCTTCCTCTGCGAAGGCGGCAACGTCGGCCTGCCATTTCTGCACCTTGGCAATCAGCGCCGCGTCCATCCATTCGTTTGTTAAATAGTAGCTGAAATTGTAGATCATATTCGTCCCCAGCGGATTAACGCTGAGGATATCGAGCTTGTTTCCGCCCTTGACGGTCAGAGCGGTTTTGATCTCGTCAGATTTGGTGCGCAGGGTGAGGCCCTTGAGCACGTCCTCTGTGGAGAGGCAGATGTCCGTGCGGTTGTCGTACTGGTAGCGGTCGTAAACCCGGATGATGCGGTTGAGAATATCGAATTCAAACAGGCATTCGTACGCTTCCTCCATCTCCGTCATGAGAAAGGCATACACGGTCTGGTCGGTCGTGTCGAAGGTGCGGGAGCGCGCGGCAACGGCGGCGGGGATGCCGTCCGTATCCAGCCGCCAGGAGGGCAGGCGCTTCATGATATCGGAGATCAGGGATTGTTTCGGTTCACTGTCATCGGCGCTGTAAAATTTGTAGGTCCCTTCATAGTAGCCAAGCTGGATGTTGTTCAGCTCATATTCGCAGGAAGAGGCCTCCACGGTTTTAAAAGCGTCGTTCTTCTCCTCGGATTCGGAAACGTCTGTAATGACGAAATAGCCGATCCCCTCCACCAGCAGGTAGCGGAAGGGCTCCACCTGCTCATAGACAGGGCAGCGGCAGTCCTCTGTGCCGCGGCGGATGGTGAAGGAGAGGTCAGACAGATCGTTGAAGCGGATGTTCATCTTCCGGTCCGAAAGGTTGGAGAGGATGCCGAGCGCGCGGCCGTCCGGGTTGCAGAGCGTGATCTGCGGGATCTCAAAATTCCCGAAGGAATCATATTGTGCAAGCAATTATATCAACCTCGCAATCCTGTATTGAAGTGTGAGCTTCTGTACGTCCCCGGTCACGGCAAAGCGGTTGAGCCCCGGGAGCAGGCGGAAAAAGTTCTTATTGAAGTCGTTATAAATCGGCTCGGTCGAGAGCGTGGAGCGCACCTCCAGCGTTTCCGGCAGGAGGGTGATCGTGTGCGGCGTGGCGTTGAGGCGTGCAAATACCGTTTGGCGGTTGTTGTCCGTAACGTTTTGCAGCTTGATTTCGCCGCCCTGTGTTCCGGTCTGGATGATTACATCCGGGTAGAGATAGCCCTTGTAGACCGAAGGGTTTTGAAACGTCATCTGCGTGCCGATGTCCGCCGCCTCATAAATGGCTTCTCCATCCGCCCAGCCCCATGGCGCATCGCACAGGACGGTCGCCTTGAAGCCGACGGTGCCGTATTTGCCGCCCACGCCGCCTTCGATTTCCTCCGCTGCGTGAAATACGCAGTTGAGGTAAACGCCGTCGTATTCGTCGGAGAGCAGCTCCAGCTTGCGAAACGATTTTTCGTGGAAAAGCCAGGCGTAAATTTCGCCGACCTCCTCATCCGACAGCACGCGGTCGGATACAATTTCCGCCTCAAAGGTGAACGGCTCTTCCCACGTATCCTGCTGCACAAAATGGCGGTGCGTAAGCTGGCTGTACTGCGTCTTGTAGGCCGGGCCGCCCGTCCTGCGCCGGTCGGGGGAGAGATCGACCTGCGCGAAAAACAGCCCCCACATTGCCGAGGGCTGATGGTTATAGTTGAAATAATTTCCGGAGAGATGCATAAAAAGCCTCCTTGCTGTGCAGGCCCCGGGGCATTATGCACCGGGGCCTGTTTCGATCTCTGTTGTCTGAAGTCTAAAATCTGAAGTCTGCTATCCCAGATGCTTTGGATTGATCGTATGCCCGCTGCGCAGGTATTTTTTATTTGCCTGGGAAAACACCTTCTCCGCGATGCGGTTTTCCGCTTTTTCGAGCGCCTTGACCGTTTCCCTATCCGCATTGCCCTCCACGATCACCTTGGAATCGATCTGGATGCTGGGCGCTGCGCCCGTGGACATCCCGGTACCAAAAGCGGAGGTGAGCTTCGCCATGCGCTGGGAGAGGAAGGCCGCGGGGTTGCCTGCGAGCGCCATAATCCGCTCGGTGAGCGTGCTGTTTAATACCCCGTCGCCGCGCGAGAGATGCGTCAGCCGCCCCTGCACGGGGTTGCGGATGATGAGTTCCGGCCCCGCCTCATCCACGAGGGCGAGCTGGTCATAGGGGATGAAGCTGGAGCCGGTGCGGTAGCCCTTCACGTTCTTTTTATCCACCCAGGCAATGGTATTGCCGATTTTGGCGGTGGTGCCGATGGCGACCTTGCCGTTGGCGATGTTGGTGACATAGAGCTTCTGATTCCAGCCCACGCCCGCGTTTTTGGCCATTGTGCTCCAGGAGCCGACGCGCTTGCCCGTTGAGGAGGCGTAGGCCGCCGCGTCCTTTACGGTCACGCTCACGCGCCCGCCCTTGACCGGGGCTTTGTTGGCGCTGGCGGAGCCGCCGGAGGCGGGCTTCTGCTGGACAGATGCGCTAGGCGTTTTGACCGGTAACTTGATATCGTCCGGATGCTCAGCGATTTTCAGGGCGTTTGCCTGCGAGCCGTATTGCTGGAGCGCTTCGGTGGCGGCCTTCCATGCATCGGTCACGGTTTTATTGATGCCGTCGCCGTATTTCTTATTCCACTCCAGCAGCTCGGTATATACCGTATTGCTGCGGGTCATGATGTCCGCCATGGCGGCGTCGCGCACCGCGCCTTCATTGTCGAGGAATTCGTCGATCTTTTCAATCTTCGCGTTGTTCTGCTCTTCCAGCAGCGCATATTCCTCATCGAGCTTTTCCTTCTGCTTCTGGATGGACTGCTCGTTTTCGTACTCCTCGAGCTCCTCCTGCTTTTCGGCAAGCTCGGCACGCAGCTCGGCCTGCTCGCGCTGGGAGGCGGCGCTCGTATCGGCGGAGAGCTCGTTTAAGCGCGTTTCAATGTCCGCGATATCCTTGCGCTTTTTGGCGGCGGTCTTCGCGTAGTCGTCGGCCTCCTTCTGCTTGTCGAGGGCCTTCGCCTGTGCATCGTAGAGCTTTTTGTAGCCGTCGAGCTCGTCCTCAAGCGCCTTCTTTTTGAGCTCCTGCTCCTTGCGGATATACTTCATGCGCATGTCGACGATATCTTCAATTGCGTCGGCAGCGTCTTTGGCCTTCTTGGCCTCGGCCTCCTGGTAAGCCTTGGTCTCCTTGTAGATCTGCTGCTCGAGCTTACGCAGGTCTTCCTTCTTCTTCGCAAGCTTGTTGTAGGCGTAGGTCAGGTCGGCGATCTTCTGGGCCTGGTTGTCATCGTACTTGCCCATGGCCTCCTTGTAGGAGATCTCATCAAGATAATCGTCGAGCTGCTTTTTGTTGTAGGCTTCGCGGGCGGCGTAGATTTTTTCCTCAAGCTGCCAGCGCTCGGATTCCTTTTTGGTGAGTTTGGATTTCGCGTTTTCAAGGGCGCGGATATATCCGAGCTCATTGTCCTCATATTTGCCGAGGGCTTTGAGGTGCTCGATGCGTTTTAGTTCGTTGTCGAGGGCAGTGTTTTGGTAGGAATAACCTGAGGACGAATCTGTTTGATAAACTGAGTGGTTATTAAGTAGGCTTTCTAGAGCTTTTAGTTCCTTTTGATAGCTGGAAATTTCATTCCGGGCTTCTTTAGCCTTTTTGGATTGCGCATCAATGTTCAGCGTTTCTAGAGGAGTATATTTAGAAACCTTACTCGATGGGAATACTCGGTTCATACCCAGTTCGATGCGTGTTGTTGTTGAAATCATATTCCCGGAAGGGGTAACCAAAGGAAAAGAAGACGCTTCGCTGTTTATTGCTTTTAGGCGTATTTGTGCGCCTTCTATAGCGGCTTTCGTCATGTCAATCTGGCATTGGATATATCCTTTGCTGACGTTGTTTGTGATACCAGACAGTAAAGACAACGCTTCTTTTTGCACACGGTAACCGTCTGAGGTTTTGGTGATATAGTTACTAAGTTGCGGATATTTTGAACACAGTTCACTGACTTGAGACGCGCTCAGGCTTCTGCTTGCGTTTACGGCAGACTCAATTTCGGATATTTTTTGACTGGTGGAGCATAAGGAAGCATTTGCTTCTTTCAGACCGTCTGTCGCCGATTTGGCCAATTGGCCTGATTGAGCCATTGCAATAAGCTGGCTTGTGGTTGCTTCGGCTGATCCAGAAACGTTATTGAGTTGCCGTGCAAGGTCGTCTCCTGCAATTTTTCGTAGGCTATCAGCTGTTAATTCCCCGGCTAACGCCGCATCTACAAGGCGGTCCCGCGCATCATTGAGATCATCACCAGCTAATCTAGCGCTGAATTGTTCGGCGCGGGAATCGGCGTCGCCAAGGGCGAAGGCGATTTGTTCCACCTTTTCTCGCGCTTTATCACCGATTGCGCCATCAGAGCTATCCGCGATCTTTTGATACTCTTCTGCAATGCCGATCAGGGACTCGCGCACATTGTCGTAAGCCCCCGCGGAGAGATCGATATCCTTTGTGCTAACATTATTGATCCAAAAATCAGAAAAGTCTTCAGCGGATACTCCGTTAAATAGCGTTTTATACCAAGCTTGTTTTCCTGTTCTCAAATCGTAATTGTTAATGAGCTGGCTTTCACCCATGCTGTACATGAGTTCTTTTGCGGCCGTTTCCCTTTGCTGGCTTAGGAGCTTTTCTTTTGTTTGAAGTAGAGCCACTTGATCGGCAAGCTGTTCCCGCTGTTGCTCCAGTTCTGCGGTTTCCGCTTCTTCCGCTAGGGATTTATGCTCGATGCTGTTCAGGGCGTTGAGCCGTTCTTCCACATCGGCAAGGCTCTGGCTGGTATTCCCCAGCGCCTGCTGGTTGTCCGCATAGGCTTGGTTTGCGTTGTCAACGGCCTCCACGGCGCGCTCGTGCGCGTGGGCTAGGTAGTCGAGGCCCATGACGAGGCCGTTGACGGCGAGGGTCACGCCCATGCTGATCGCGCCGGTGAGCGCGGCTGAGGCGACGGATTGGGCGATCATCGAGCCGGTGGAAACCTTGGTCGCCATGCTGGCGGCGGTCTGGGCGTTGGCAAATTTGTCTATGTCAACGGGCAGGCCGTTGCTCTGTCGGGCGAAGTCTTGCGCGGCTCTGGAGACATTGGTTAGATGGTCTGCGTAGGCTTCGGCGGGAGAATATCCCGCCTTAAGCATGTTGTTAAAAGATTCTAGTGCGGTTTTGTCTCTTTCCAGATTATTGCTGAGTTCCGGCGCTGCAATGACAGAGCCGGGCGTTGCGCTGGAACCAAGCCCTTTTGCTTTGAGCAGGCCGCTGCCTGCGGCCATGAGGGATTGTTTGGCGACGTCTGTCACGCCGCCTAAAATGTTGAGTTTCTTTCTGTTACTTTTGTGACCATGATGAGTGGTAATGTTTTGACAGTTGCTTATGGAGTTGGTATAATATTCCTGAATTCAGGTGAGAGACTGAAATCAGGGTGAGAGAGATATCATACCAAGTGAAAGGAAGGTATTGTAAATATGAATCAGGAGTATTTTTGCCCAGTATGTGGGTATATCACGCATGATAGTGTGTTGACTGGCCCATCACTGAAAAAAAAATGTATGATTTGTGGTGCTGATTTACAGGGAACGGGGAAAGATCATGACTCTTTTTGGAAGAGGTCTGATGATAAGCAAGAGCGTCGAAGATTATTAAAGCGTATTGATGAAACCGTTCGAGAAGAATACGTCTACAACAACCCTCTCTTCGATAAAGAAAAATATGAGTATCGCGAACGGCAAGATCAAGAATGGGCTGAGCGCAATCGGAGGGGAGAAGATATTTACGGCACCGACAACCTCCCGAAATGCCCCACCTGCGGCAGCACGAACCTCTCCCGCCTGAGCGGCGTCGGCATGATCACCATGTTCGGCGGCTTCGGCGTGACAGACGGCAACGCGGGCAAAACCTTCAAGTGTAATAACTGCGGCTACCGGTGGTAAAAAGCTATACGGAATGTAATACATAGCCACATCGTAAACAAAAAGAAACATGGCTTAGCTGGCTCCGGCGTTTGCCGGGGCCTTTTGCTTTGAGCAGGCCGCTCCCAGCGGCCATGAGGGATTGTTTGGCGACATTCGTTACGCCGCCAAGGATATCAAGCTTCTTTCTGTTACTTTTATGACCATGATGAGTGGTATTGTTTTGACAGTTGCTAATGCGTTTGGTATAATATTCCTGCATTCAGGTGAGAGGCTGAAAACAGGGTGAGAGAGATATTATACCAAGTGAAGGGAAGGTAATTGAAATGGATCAAATGTACTTTTGTCCGGTGTGTGGGCATGTGACATCTGATGTGGCTGCTGTAGGATCGTCATTGAAAAAAAAATGTCTTTTTTGTGGTTCGATTTTGCAGGGGACTGGAAAAGATATGAACTCGTTTTGGCTAAGATCAGATGATAAACAGGAGCGCAGAAGATTATTAAAACGACTAGAAGAAACCGTCCGGGAAGAATATGTCTACAACAACCCGCTTTTCAACAAAGAAAAATATGAGGCCCGTGAGCAAGCAGACCGTGAGCGCATCGAGCGCAACAAAGCCGGCCTGAATCCGCTCGACAACCTTCCGAAATGCCCCACCTGCGGCAGCACGAACCTCTCCCGCCTGAGCGGGGTCGGCATGATCACCATGTTCGGCGGCTTCGGCGTGACGGACGGCAACGCGGGCAAGACCTTCCAATGCAACAACTGCGGCTACCGGTGGTAAAGACATTATACAAATTGTATTATTTCAAACTCGCTTTCCCGGCAAAAAGAATGACATATAGATTTAACGGCTCCGGCATTCGCCGGGGTCGTTTTTTTGTGATGAATGTCAAAAAGAGAACGCATGGGAATTACAGAAAATGGGTTTTATTTTTATTCTTAAATACATGCAATGTATCATAAATAAACAAGTATTATAATTCTATATTAACTTAATTTTTATTTTTAGGTATAACTCATATTTGAAAAATATAGAAATAATCATTATAAATATTTTATATATAAAAATTATATAAAAGAATTATATCATCGATTTTCTTACCTGATTTTACTTAAATTTGATTCGATTATCTACTCATTTTTATCAAATTTTGATTACGATGCAGATTAGTATAATGGATAATAGGAACTTATATGAATCAATTTATATTATTATAGAGAATTAAAATTATGATTCATAAGAAATCAATATATGTCGATCTTACTCCTATCTTATCATTCATCAGAACGCAGAAAGTCTTTTTTGTTTCAAAAAAGGTAATTTTTATACACGATTTGAACAAAAATTTTCATATCAAATTGTATCAACTTACAGAACTTGGAATTAATGATGTAAATATGTTGAAAAATGATATAGAAATGGTTTATGATTGGATGCAGGCTCATGAAAACAGGAAAGGAGAAACAGAACATGAAAACAGTAAATTATCGTGTTATTCGAATGATTGTGTGCTACGAAGATATTGAGGAGGAGGTCATGTTCGGAATCGAGGCCGTCTGCCCGGAGGAGGACAAGGTGCTGGACCGTATCTGCAGGATTTCCGAAAATGAAGCGGAGGTTCGCCAGCTTTCTGAAAAGATGAATCGGAATGAGCTGTCACTGCGGCACTTCCGCTGTGTGGTAGATGATTTTCGGCGGTAAAGCGATCAATGGAATGCTTTTGGGCGGGTGGTCCCTGCTCTCACACAGGGACTATCCGCCAAACTCATCATGGCGGACAGGTCTTTCGGCCTGCCTCTCGCATTTCACTTTGTTATGGTGCGAGTACGGACTGGATCTTCACCCTCCCGATGGGGGAGGGGAGCAGCTCAGGCCTCAATGTTGCCACTGCGGCCGTTACAGTCTCTACGGATTCCGGGGGCGTTGCCGCCGCCGGCCTTTCCTCGGTCTGAACCACTGCTGGCCTTTGACCGATATGGCTGCTTTCTTTGCCGCATATTACTATGCGGCACAGGCAAACGCTTTGTTACCTGCACTGCCGCCGGATGTGGCGGCGCTGAGCTTCCCGCTCAGGGAGGCAAGGCCCTGCACGCTGGATAAACCGTCAAGGCTTTCCCGCAGCTGGTCAAGCTGCGATTGCAATCGCTGCGCTTGGGCCGTATTCTTTTGCATCCAGGCCCCAAGCTGGTCGGATAAAACGAGCCGGTTTGTATCCAGCGAGACGGAAAGCGATAGGTTATTTCCGGATAGCAGGCTCTGAACCTGCCGCATGGCGCCCAGCGCCTGTTCCCGGAGCGATGCGGGGTCGATGACAGCCTGGATTTTCAGTTTGCCGCGCTGGGCCACCTCATCGGAGAGCTTGGGCAGCTGTTTTGCGATGGCCACGGCGCTTTTGGAAAGATCAGCCTGCAAAACGATCTTTGCCGTATCGTTATTCAAACAGGATCACATCCTTTTTTAAGATAGGCCGGTTTTTACTCATTGTAATTTCGGATTGCTTATCCGTTCCTCTGTGGGGATGGCGTGAACGGGCTGCGCAGAGCGCTCCAGCACAGCGGCCACGAGCTTTTTCTCATCGAGCGAGTCGAGCTGGGAAAGCTTCTGGGCAAAGGCGTGCAGATCGATGCCGTCGAATGCGCCCTCCCATTGATCCAGCAGGCGGATCGCACTTTCAAACAGACTGTCGAGCTTTGTCTTTCCCGCTGCCTGCTGCCTGCGGAATTCGAGCTTTTCGAGCACCATGCATTCCAGCCGGTCGAAAAGCTTCCAGAGCCGCCGCTCGTCTTCGTCTTTCGAGTTGTACATGGCGCGGATGCGGGTGAGCAGGTCCATGGCGTCCATCATTTCGTGCAGTTTTGCAAGGTCGAGGAGCTTGCGCCCGGTTTCCGGCTCCTTCAGCTCCGGCAGAGGGACGTTGCTTAAGAATTGCAGGATCGCGCCGAACATCATCAGCTCCTGGTATTCCGGGATATAGTCGCCGCCTTCTGTGAAGGAAGCCAGCGCGACGCGGTCCACAAAGGCGGAGGTATCCGCAAGGCTCAGCGTATTTTTGAGCTGAACCGGAATTTCATCCCCGTCGCAGCGGTAAACAATGCCGACAGTTCCGGCGGGACGCAGCGCAGCGAGCTTCTTCGCCTGCGCATGGGTGAGCTTTTTTCGCATGGTCATCGTCTCCTTTACGATTGGTTTTATGTTGAGAAGAGAAAGATGGTAGGAAAGAAAGAACGCGGGACGCGTTGTGAAAATAAAAGCGCCCTTTTCACGGCCGGCAGATTATGCCTCCGGCCGTGAAAAGAGGGCTTTTGGAAAGTGATGAAATGGGGGTGGGTTCATAGAGTATATGTTCGGTTGACTCCAAGGTGTATTGTGGTATCATTTATATAAATTTATCAGTCTGGATGTATTTGGAATAGATTTATGGCAAATAGGAATTTCGGAGGTTTTAGAAGATGACTATGATGAAGCGAATCGCCAGCGGTGCATTGTGCTGCCTGCTCTTATGCCTCAGTTTTGCCGGATGCTCGAAAAAGGCGCTGGGGGATAGCCCCGTACCGCTGGAAACAGTAACGCAGAACGACCAAGGAAATCGTGTTACATTTGAGTTTGGCTTACCGTCGGGATGGGTATCAGGCTCGCCGTACGATTATGCGATTGAGGCAGTTAATATAAAAAAATATGCCGGGGAGGAGGAACCTTCTCTCCGCTTGGGCATTTCCAACTATCGTCGTGTAGGTTGGTCTTTTTCCGAAGAGGACGAAAAACGGATGGACGATTTATTTCAAGGAAAAACAGAAGCGTATGAACAGCATATCAACAAGTTAATGGAAAAAACGAATACGAAAGTAGATCATTTTCAATTTCAATATTACAAGGGTACTTATGGTACAATCGCTGAGGTGCAGTATACCTATACCTATCAAGGTGAGCCCTTCCATGAAATTCGTTGCTACCGGGAAGATATCCCGTATATGGTCGCTGGTGCTTTCAAGGATACAAACGAGCTTTCCTCCGGCGATATCGTGCCGTGGGTTGCGGATTCCCTGAAGGTGACGGAGCATTTTCAGACGCAGAGTGATACATCGCAGGAGAAATAAAGCGTGCAGGAGCAGGCTCCGGCTGATCGGAACCTGCTCCTTTCTTGCGCAAATAATGAGGCGTTTTACTGTGCCAGAATCGTAAACAACTGCGCCTTGTCCTCCGGAAGCTTGCTGGTGGGACTGAGGAAGGGGAGGATATCCAGACGAGACTATGGTTCCGGGGCGGACAGCCGCCCCGGAACGCTTGGAGGAGAAAGGAAAAATGAAGAAAAGTAAGAAGATGTCGCGTTGAAAATTAACCCTCGATGAGCTGCATATCGAGGAAATCGTTGCCATCCACCGCGAAGAGGTCGAAGGTCATGGACAGCGTGCTCGGATCGCCGGTGTTGCTCAGCGCGAGGCTAAACGCAGCCTGCGGCACGGCCTTGTGGATGACAAGCTTCATCGGCAGCAGCTCGTCGGCCTCAGTCTTGTAGAGCGTTTCGCCGTAGGCGGTATAGGCCTTCGGGAAGGCGTCGCTCTTGAATTTGACGATCTGGACGCCCTGCTCTTTGTTGACCAGATAGTAGGCGATGTACTCGTCACCGTCCGTGCCGCCCTCAATGGTAGCGGTCTTATCCGAAACCGTTGCGGAGACAGTGGCGCCGCAGTCGTCGTCCGCCTTGAATACTGTCACGGAATCGTTTACAGGCGTCTCGGAGAGCGTCAGCTTGCCCGCCGCCAGCGTCAGACGCTCGCGGGTGAAGACCTTGCCGCTCGTGAGGATATCCGTGCCCGCCAGCATGGCAAAGAGCTTCATGGGCGTGATCTGGGTATCGACCTTCATCGTACAGGTGCGCTCGCCGTCAAAGGGAACGCGGGGCGCTGCTCCACGGCCGCCCTTGGCCAGCACACGGTTTGCCGCCATTTCCGTTGTGGTGACGTTGGCGAAATCGACGTTGAGCCAGGGCTTCTTTGTTTTAAAATCCACCAGGGTAAAATCCGCGACCTCGCGGTTGGACATGTTCGGGTTTACATGGGTGCTCATGTTGTGTTACCTCCATAAATTTCATATTTATCCTAAACGGCCTGAAAAGCCGTGATAGGTGGGTGGCTGGATTTTTACAGCTTTTTGTACCAGTCGTTGGGGTCGAATTCGCCGCCCCAGCCTGCATAGTTCATCGCATGGATATGGACCTGATTGAGATAGCTCTGCCGTAAAAACTGGTCATAGAGCTGATAGACCGTCAAATCCCAGACGTTGCACATATTGATGCTGTTGTGCTGGACGCACAGTGCGGAAATCAGGTTTGGCAGGCTCGTATCCGCCTGCCGCTCCGGTAGCTGCTTCGGCGATTTTGCCTTGGCGCGCTGAAGCTTCTCATAGATTTCGCGCGCTTTTTCGTTGCGGAACTGCTTGCCGGAGGGCCGGGCGCTGTCTACATGGTTGCGCTGGAGGATGCAGCTGCAGACGTCTTCATAATTGGAAGCGTCGATCACGCCGACCGGCTGCTCTTCCTTCATGCAGAGAAAGGCGTTATGCACCTCTGAGAAAATCGCATCCTCATCCAGAAAGAAAGAAAAGGCGGCGCACAGAAATGCGCGCAGCTCCGGGCTTGCAGCCATCGTATCGAATGTGGAATCCCCGGCAGAGCCGGGCAGGCCGGAGGCTTCGGAGAGCTGGCCGCTTTGCAGCGATAACAGGGAGAGGTAGGCGTTATAGGTTTCGTAGCCGATGGCCGCAACCTGCCGCAGGGTGGGGGCGCGTACATGGCCCACACGGGCGAGCGGACAGGGCTCCGGGCTTAACAGGTCAAGCTCATGAAGCCGCGTCATTTCCCGCCCCTCCCACGGCTGAAATCGGAGACGGAATATTGCAGGACATAGCCGTAATACTCGGGCGTGGGTTCATAGAGCTGCATGCCCTCCCACTGCAGGCGGCCAATGCCGAAATCCGTGCTGCCATTCAGAAGCCGGTCTGTTTCCGCTGCCAGCCTGTCCGCGCGCGTCTCATAGGCATCGCCGGAAAAGAGGCCCTTATGGCAGCAGATCCAGATGTAGATCTGGCTGGTGCGGATGGTCGCTGTCCCGCTTTTTGCCGTTACAACATCGACACTGATGCAGCAGTCGGGTTCCTGTGTGGGAAACTGGATAAAACGGTAGGGGAAGATATGCTGTCTTGCCGTTTCTGGAGCAGCGGGTTCGCCGTCCTTTGTCAGAGCCTCTGCAACGGCGGGAGAGGAAAGCAGCCGGTCGATGATTTTTTGTTTATATTGGGTGCGTTGAGTGAGAATCAAAGGGTATTCACCGCCTTTTATTAAGAATGAAGAAGCGATTTGGAGAAGGAAGCGTGATTTGCGCCCTTCCTTCTACCACAATAGAATTTGTATCAAAATAAGAACAGGCCCCGGAAAACCCTGCAGCTGTGCGGGTTCCGGGGCCTGTTCCGATGTGCTCTGAATCAAAAGGCGGCGGCAGCATGGTAGCGGGCGAGCGTCTTTTTCAGGTTCATTTGCGCCCGGCAGTCCGGGCAGTATTTCTGATTGTTGGTTTTGGGCTTGAGGAGCTTGCCGCAGCAGGCGCAGTGGATTAACCGCTCGCCTTGCAGAGCAAGATAAAAGAGCCCCGGCTCCCGGAAATCATCCAGCTCGCAGGCCGTTTCCGAATCCGGGCAGAAGAATAATACGCGGATATGGAGATTATCTACGCTTCGGCTGAATTCAATCATCCCTTTTTCGCGCAAGAGGTGCAGCATTGCGGCTCTCTTTTCCTTCTCAGCCTGCACGTGAGCCATGCGGAAAACCGCACTCCATTTCTGCGTGACCCAGCCCTCATTGGCGGGATTGACAAGCTTCGCGTATTTGGCAAGGCACAGCAGCGTAAAGCAGAGCCGTTCGAGCGGCCTGCTCCCGAGCGTTTTGATCGTGGTGAGCTCTGCCTGGGTGATTTCGACCTGATCGGCCTGCAAAAGGGGGCGGGCGTCGGCACGGGCGGAGATCCGGCTGATTGCCGCATCCCACTGAACAGCGTTATAATCCGCATAATGCTCCTGCATAAATTGATGGAGCGTTTCTTCGATCTGCGGCTTTTCGTAGCCCTCCTGGCAGAGATATCTGGAAATACAGCCGAGGGTCTGTGCCGGCTTTTTGCCAATGGTACCGCAGGCGATCGCCTGCTGCGCAAAAGTACGCTCATTGAGAATCAGTTCCATTGCTCATCATCCTTTCCATTTATGCTTGCAAGCTTCTGTTCCTTGAGGGAGAATCGCTGCCCGTGGTAATAGAGATCGCCCGATGCGTCCGGGACGGGATAGCGGATGATGCCGCCGTTTTTCTCCAGCAGGTTTTGGAGGATCACATGCCCGCATAGGTCCCAGACAAATTGTTTGGAACGGCTGCCCCGATAGCACAGGTCGATGAGGATATCGCACAGCTCTTTTTCGTTGGGGCATGCGGCCGCGCTCTCCCGCCGGAACTGGTCGAGCAGCATCTCCCGCGCATTGGCGGCGTCCTCCTCCCGCAGATAGGCGCGGGCGGAGCGGCTTTTGAACTGCTGCACCTCCTGCGTATAGGCTTCATAAATTGCCGCCACGGCTTTTTTGCGGCTGTCACTGCAATATACGCCGCTTTTGAGCAGGTTGGGGTCAAAAGAGGTTCGGTTTGGCCAGCGTTTTAGAAGATCGTCGAATTCCGCTTCCATACGCCAGCAAAGCCGGTTGAGTAGGCATGGGGCAGTCCCAAGCGGCATGCGGCATTCATATTCCGCTAAAAACAAGGTTTCCTCCGGTGTGCGGCTCGCCTTTTTGCGCAGCTCAGGCAGGGGAATGCCGAATTCCATCAAGCTCTTTATATTTGCGTTTTCCACGTAAGTACGGTACCGCTTGCGTTCCTGCGGATAAAGGTAGCACATAAAATATGGCTTTTTGTCCGCCAGCAGTTTTTGCTGCTGTTCCTTGTGCCGTACCTGCTCCGGCGAATCGGTTTGGGAAATCCGGAGGGAAGAGGGGCTGTACCACTCCTTCGGCATCGGCTTCGCCAGGATGCCTTTTGCCTTGTCGATGGAATTCTGCTGGAAGAGCTGGCCGCATTTGATGCGGTAATCAAGGATTTTATATGCCTCGCTGCCGGGAGCAAAGCGGGCCTGCACCTCAAACATGGAGGTGATGCGGTTGGTCATTGCGCCGATCTCATCGCCAAAGCTGTTGATATTCGACTGAATGAGATCCTCCTGTGTGACTTGCTTTTTCTCTGCCCGCCGCTGGACACAGAGAATAGCGGGTTCCTCCCGCGTGTTTTCCACGAGGATCGGATTATCGGTCAGCAGGCAGCTGTCCGAATCCTTGTCCAGCCCGTTCAACGCGTGCGCGGCAGTATCCCAGGCGTTGAAGACCGTCACGGTTGTCAGATAGCGGTACCAATCCTGCATCTGAGGCGTATCCCGCATGCGCAGCAGGCGGATGTTGTTGTGGCAGGTCATAGGTGCACGGAAGCAGGCGACGCGCTCCGCTTTTTGATCGTTCCAGTATCGGTTATAAGCCTCTCCCGCGCGCAGCAGACCGGTGACCGGGAGTCCGAATATGCTTTGGCACAGCGCATAGGGATCTCCGCTGACAATGGAAAAATTGCCATGGACGCGGATCACACCGATCTTTGCCGCCTCGATCCGCTTTGTAATCATCTGCCGGATTTTTGCCTGGATAAAGGGATCGCCGATCACGCGTGCATCCGCCATCAGGGCGTTGGCAAAGTTCATTCCGCCGCGCAGGGCGTTTGATTCGTTCAGTGCCGTTCCCTTCAAGAAGAGCAGGCTTTTGCGCCAGTCCCCCCCGAGCACATCGGTAATTTCATCGATGGTAGGCCGGATGAGTGCTTCGAGCTGCTCATCCGTGAGCCGGTAGCTCTGGAGGAACTGATAGTTCAGGTTCCGTTCGCTTTCGAGCTTCTGCGGGCATGATTTTGTCACGCTGAAGGAATAGTGATTTTTGCGGCAGTTGTCCAGATAGTCCGCACAGCTTTTGTAGCAGTTCCAGAGCTTGAGCATGGAGGTTGTGAGGATGATGTCGGCCTCGCGGATATCCCGCATGTCGCCCCATGCGTCTCGCACAAGATGGTTCTTCGCGATCCGCTGTGCAAAAGCATGAAAGTCAAAGCAGAAGAGCATTCCCTTGCACCATGCGTTACGAATGCAAAAGCCGCTCAAAATCCCCTCTCCTCCAAGCTCTGTATTCCATTGCCTGCTGAGCGCGGGAGAGATCAGGCCGTAGCCGTCGCTGTCGATCAGCTCAACCGGGGCGTTTCGTTCCGGCTGCATAGTGGGCTCCCCCGGGGGTTGATCGTCAATCCGGATGATATCGGCATGAAAGCGGGTGATACAGTCATCCACCACCAGAATACCGCGCGGGCTGGAGACCGGCGTGCTGCCGCTGCATGCGAGCGCACGGTAAGCCTCCAGCTTTGCCGGAACGAGCGGGACGGACCGGTCGCGCCCATTGTCGAGCCGCTCGAGCAGCGCGGGGAAAAGCGATTGATTGACATAGACAATTGTGGAGGTTTTGACGCCGCCGTTCGTGCCGAGCAGCCGGACAAAGGGGATGCCATTGACAATAAATCCTCTGTTTGCCCGGCGGTAGTCGGAAACGGAATCCATGATGAGACACAGGTAATCCGGCTGAAACTGGAGCCGGTCAAGCTGATCATAGGCCGCTTTGATTTCGCGGCGGACGGAGGGGGAAGAGGGCGCCTGGCGGAGCGTGCGCAGCTTTGCTTTCAGCGCGTGGATTTGATCGGTCCGGTTTTCTACGCCTTTGATTTCATCAATGAAGCGCAGCAGCGTGCTGCCGGCAAGCGCGACGAGCTCCCCGTTGCGCCTGGCCTCCTCAGGCGTCAGAGAGAGCGACCACCCGGCCTTTTTCAGGCGCTGGGTATGCAGCTTGAAGACAAAGCGCTGATAGTTTTTGATCCGTGCGATGATGACCACCCTTTCTTTCAAAGCGCAAACGACATCTCTCAAGCTCAAAATCCGGAAGGCAAGCCGGTCTCGACGAAATGGCCTTCACTGCGGAGAATATACTCATAGAGATGCATGGCACTGACCTGCGGTGAGTCATCCTGCAGGATCAGATCCGCCTGCGATTCCCAGCCGCGGAAGGCATAGAGGTCGTATACGATATGCCGCAGGGCGATGGGAAACGGGATGCCTGCCTCATGCAGCTTTTTCTCCCGTTCGTAGGCCGTTTTCCGCAGGTAGATTAGCCGGTAAGGCCCCAGGCCTCGGGGCGGAAAGCAACGGAGAGAAGCAAGCGCAGCGGGATTGATGCGCCAGACCCCTGGCTTTCCCTCGCCGCCGTCCGAATGACCGCCGGCATAAATGGCAGGGCTCGCCTGCAGTCGGTATATGTCCCTCAGCAGGCAGAGCGTTTCATGGACGCCGCTGCCCGCCTGCCCGGAGACCAGATAAAGAAACTGCAT